TTATTGCATTATATTCAATACTTTATCTAGTCCTTTTGATATTAATGAATAGTCCATTGGTTTGCTGGTTTTGACATTTTTTTGACATGTACCTGTCATGAGGTTGTCAATCTTTGCTGCTTGCGTGTGCAAATTTTCATTGTCCAGATGAGCGTACTTTTGCACCATTTCTAACGATTGCCAGCCTCCCATTTCTTTTAGTTCATATAGCGATACTCCGTTCTGTACCAACCAGCTAGCCCATGTATGGCGCAAATCATGCCAGTGGAAGTCACTAATCCGCGCTTTGTCTAAAGCTTTGTACCATAATTTGTAATTCAGCTTTAATACAGGATTGTGTTTGGTATTTAAAAAAACATATTTCGGATGCTTGCCTACTTGATGTACTAATACCTCCATCGCAGTGTCGTTCAATGCTAGATCAAACGGCTCCCCCGATTTCATTTCGTCCGGATGGTACTGGCACGTTCGTCTGAGAAAATCTATCTGATCCCATTTCAAACTAAATATATTGTGCTGCCTGAGACCCGTCGCTAAATTGAATCTTGCCATCAGTGCCATATAGGTCGGCAAACAATTTAATAATCTCGCCGCTTCTTCCGGTTTTAGCCAGCGGACACGCTTCTTGGCTTCCTTGAATTGCTTAAAATAAACTGGTTCATCTAACATGTCCCATTCACGCACACAGGCATTTAAAATCGCTCTGATCAACGACAAATACCTGTTTTTAGTGCTATTGGAACAGTTTTTCTCATTGATTATCGACATAATCATGTTTCTGTTTATTTCATGTAAATATACTCCGCGTAGTTGCTGTAAATTCCTCAGTCGACTTATATCAGCGTCAATACTCTTCTTTACTCCCTCCTTTTCTTCTAGCCATCTAAGTGCAGCATCGTCCCATAAATACTTGGGCTTATCGCCTAGCCGTTCTTGTCGCCATAATTCATGCTTTAATTTGTCGTGGTATTCCTCCGCAAGTTTTTCATTTTTGGTTTTAGTCGAGCGTCTAATTCTTTTTCCACTTTCTGTTTGGATATCAATATACCAGAATCCATTGGGGTGCTTAAACAACATGCTTGGTTCCTATTATTCCGAACCGCCTGCGCGGTCAATTCTTCTTTATTGCTAATGTATTCGTCAAGGCGCGTTCTTCTAATCACATAGCCTCTACCAATTTTGGCTGCACTTAATTCGCCGCTCTGTATAGCATCTCTAATCGTTTGCGCATTGCATTTGCAATACGCAGCGGCCGTTTCGCATGTAAAGGTTTCTTCCATTTTTAACCTACAAAAAAAGCCAGCTATTTAGCTGGCTGTGTTTATATTGGAAATTATTGGTTAGAAGTGAGTTGGCTCATTTAATTAACCTTGTCATAAATCCCCGAGAGATCATTAGTTGCAATATTTGGGGCTTCTACTTTCCCTCTCGCCCAAATTTCCGCGAAATCATAAAGCACAATATTTATGGCTTTTACTTCTTTCTTCGCCTCAATTACCACGGAGGTATAATAAAGTTCAAGAATTTTGGCTTTTACTATTTTCGCCCAAATTCTCGTGTTATCAATTAACTTAACTTTTCCCTTTATTTTTAGCTTACCATTAACAACAACTAAATATTTACCATCAATATCGCAATTAATGGTTACATCGCCGTTCCAAAAAATAACTTTCCTAGTAGGTTCGTTTAAAACTAAGGGTTCCTGAGTTGGTGGGAAATTTTTAATTATCCATATGGCGAGGCCTACGTATTTGTAGCTTGTGCTAGCTGGCTTTTGAAGGTTACTAAGAACTTCAGATATGGGAGCGGAGCCGTTAGGGCATTGCTTTTTAAAATCTTCAAGCATTTGCCCCCATACTCCTTTTTCAGCAAGGAGGCTTAGCGGTAATTCAACCTCTTTTTTCTTCATAATATCTGTCCTTGTAACTGGTAATAAAAAAGCCAGCTATTTAGCTGGCTATACTATTGACGGGTAAGTTTTATGAATTTGGAATTTTCTTCCATCTATGGGTTTGCCATCATTTAGAATGTCTTTGGTTAGTACAATATAACCAACAAAATCATCTGTAATGAACACCCCTGTTTTAATACGCTCATCAAGAAAGTTATTAATAATACACTTTAACTCTTGCTTGTCTTCCTCTTTCATATTCTGATATGTATTTCTATCTTCGAAATCATACTCTTCTTCAAATATGCAGTCAGACTCTTCAAGCAAATACTCAACATCAAAAGCACTACACTCGCTGGCTTTAACAATTTTTTTTGTATAAACTGTTATAACCAAATCTTGTTTATAACCACCTTTATTGATGTCAAATTTCCAGTACAACAAATCATCGACTGAATCAAAAATAAGGGTGTCCTGTTTGTTTAAAACATAACAGTAATCATCAGTACATTTAATGTATTTACTCATTGACTATACTCCATTAAAAAAGCCAGCTATTTAGCTGGCTTATTCACATAATCCGTAAACTGATGAGCACATCGGCTCGAATAGCTCCTCTTGAAACTCATAACTTTGCTTGTATTTTAGGTTGCTAATGACAGTATCGATTTTTGGGTATTTGCCTAGTTCATCAGCCTTTGCAGGGAAAAACGTAGCGCTACCCCGCTTACTTGCATTTGACACACGCTCCTCCCAGTTTTTAATACGTTCGAATTCTTCGGGAAAGCGTTTGCTAATCTCTAATAGTTCGGTCTTGCGACACTGCATACAAGGCATGCAACCAACCCTTGACATACCCATTTTGTAAAGCGGGTTAGGTTCAATTCCGTGCTTTTTATGTAAATTAAAGCAGTCTTGAGCTGTCCATTTAAGCACTGGGCGATAAATCCATAGCTTCGAGCCTTTAAGGTCTTTTGCAAATTCACTTACCTTTAAAGCAGCGCGTCTTGGAGATTCATCAGCGCGAACACCCACCCACGAATTCACATCATAACCTTCGGTTAATAGAGGACTAAATACCTGCTGATCAATTACTTCTTTTTTCAACATTTTGGTACAAAAAGCAGCCCTTGGTGAGGGGAAACGTCCTTTGTACAAACATAAATCCAAAAACGGATTACCTGTAGGTTTTAAAGCTTCAACGGCTTTATCAATTTCATATTGACTTTTTCCTTCTTCAAGCCAGTGATTTTGAATATAGTCGCTTCTACGATTTAAATCTTCGGTAAAATCTGCTTTAACAATCGTGATTGGGTGTACCTTCTTATCCAAATACTCTAAATAGTCATAGGTTATTGGGTGCTCATTACCCGTATCGGCAAAAACAGCTTTTAGGTTAGGTGCGTTTCTTTCGAGGGCTAACAGCAATACTGCGGTTGAATCTTTGCCGCCGGAAACGCTAACTACATTGTAGTCCATGTCTTCCATTTCAGCTCCATTAAAAAAGCCAGCTACTTAGCTGGCTGTGTTTGAATATCAACATAAACTAAATGTTTTGATTAGCCTTTGCGCACGCAACCCATGCTTCCCATAATTTTTGGGACTCAGGAAATTTATACTTGCGGCAATCTTCTTCATCGCGAGCAAATACCACTTTCGGATTAATACCATAATCAAACGTTGCAAGATATTTTTCGAACATTAGTCTTTGTTGCCTAATCTCTTTTGGGTCTTTCCTGCTGTTCATATAACCTCCAGTAAAAGGCCAGCTAAACAGCTGGCTTTAATAACAGGATAGGCGTATTTAAACTACTGCCTATTCGCTTGCTGTATCTCTTTCACAAAATCAATTACCCGTGAAGCATCACCAAAATACGACTTGTTCTTGTATACGTATTTATCTTGAGTAGGATAAAACATGACGTTACCCATGTTCGTCCTGATGCATACACCGTGTTTACCCGCGCTTGAATAATTAAGCCCGCTTTCCTGTAAAATACGCATACTATTTATGTATTTATCGCTGTTAACCATTTTTTTATCCTCGCTTCATCGCTTGAAGCAGCATATCCTGCACACTGCGCTTGCTATTTCGTCTCTCTACCACCAGCTCATCTACAGTATCCGCAGCAATAATGTGATAAATGAAAACAGGGCGGTCATGTCCGGCTTGTAGCTGTCGGGTTGGTCCTATACGTTCAACTATTTGTTGGTATTGTTCAAGATCCCACCAATGGCTAAAAAACACTAATATGTTCCCGCCGTCCTGCAGGTTGAGACCGTGGCCGGCGCTGGCAGGATGCGCCAGCAGAATAGGGATCTTGCCTGCGTTCCAATCCCTGATCGTTTGGGGGTCTTGGTCCAATACACGACTTTGAGGGAAGGCCTTTTGGATTCTGGCCAAATCACTTTTAAAGTGATAGGCCACCAATACGGGCATACCTGCAGCTTCATTAATAATTGATTCGAGCGCCTGCAATTTCAAATCGTGCACTTCTGCCCAGTCTTTGCTGTCATCCTTATAGATAGCCCCATTGGCCAACTGCAGACACTTAATTGTTTTTGCCGCGGCATTGTCCGCTTCAATAGTGCAGTTTTCTATTTGCAGAAACATTTCCCGCTCTAAATCACGATACATTTTGCGCGCATTATGCGGTAAAGTAATGCAGACGTTCGTTACTATAGGATCCTTGATGTCAAAGTAGTCTTTCGCATCAAGTGTCAAACATATATCCCTCAAACGATCATGGATTTCTTCCTGCGCGCCAGGAAGCAACTCTTGCCTGACCGCAAATGGGCTGTTTCCAACTCGCACTGGGCGAAACCATCGATTCACAAATGCAGTGTAGCTGCGCCCAAGACGCAACCCTTTATCCAGAAAATATAATTGCCCCCAAAGGTCAATTATGCCGTTGGGCGAAGGTGTGCCTGTAAGTTCAATGAACCGTTCGCTCAGAAATGCAACTTGTGCCAAGGAGCGAGCGCGTTTACCTCCTTGACGACTGCGATATGATTTGAGCTTGGTGGACTCGTCTGCCACCACTGTATCGAACGGCCAGCGGTTACCTAGCTCTTCAATCAACCATGGGATATTTTCGTAATTGATAGTGTATATTTCTGCATCTTGTAACAAAGCTGCGCGCCGCTGTTTGGCGTCACCTACTATAGGTACTACTTCGGATGTTATGTGCCCCCATTTTCGTGCCTCATCTGGCCACGTACTGGCGGCAACGCGCAGGGGAGCCAACACTAATTTCGGATGGCTTGATAGAAGGCTTAGTCCATCTAGTGCAGTTAGTGTAGACACTGTTTTACCCATGCCCATGCCAGCCCAAATTGCAGTGCGGGGCTTTTCATAAATGCATTTAATAATAAGTTCCTGATACGCCCGCGGAGTGAAATCTCTCATCCGAATATCTCCTTAATCTTATTCAGGTCATCTATTACTAGTACCGTCTGACCTGCTTCTGATAAGCGCTGGTGCTCTCGCACCTGATGGGGTTTAGCGCGCTCTCCCGGGGCTTTAAGTTCGACCCATATCAATCTACCCGGCAACATAATCAAGCGGTCTGGCGCTCCTCGATGCCCGATAAACTGTACCTTCCGGCAGTAGCCTCCCGCCGCTTTTACCGCCTCAACAAGGGCTTTTTCGATTACAGATTCCCTCATATCTTGTTAATCCTTTCTATAGCGGTAATCTTCAAATCCTGCGGCAGCAAGGGGTAATCCTTGTGCCCATGAAGGATTTGTAGCCATAAGCGAAGCGAGTGCTTCGTGTGAAAAAGCACCGGTATCCGGTGCTTCACTGATAATTTCATCATGCACAGTCAGCACTATCCTATATCCCGCTGCCTCAATTTTAGGCATGGAGTCCGCCAAGATATCGCGGGCAACGGCCTGCGTTACGTTCTCTACGAGCTTGCCGCCGTAAGTATTGATACGTGTCCATTTTTTCTTATACTGGTCTATACCCATATAAGACAATTTATCTTCATCATTTACACATGCGGCGGGGTAGCAAACAAACCGTCCTGAAGGCAGGCGAATGCGCAACCATGCGCCTTGTCTGTCCAGCGTTAGTCTTCTGCACTGCATTGTTCGCCCTGTGCTTATGACCTTGACAGCGGCACGCTCAAGGTCTTTCCAGAATGTAGACACCTTAATATGCGCCTGACGCCATGTACGCTTAAACGAATCGCAAACGCACCATACGGTGTTAGACAGCCCGAAAGTAGGCCGCTTTTGCTCAACAAACCAATCCCAAGCGCGCTGTGCTTCCTGCCATATCTCGTCCGGAATTACGGCCTGTTCTGCCATGGCTTCCAGATCAATACCGTAATTGGCCGCGAACGTAAGGAACGCACCTACGCCACCTTCATATCCGAGCCCCAGTTCCATAACTTTACCAATCTGACGTTGTGATTTATTAACGTCTTCCGGACGTATATTAAAAGCTTTGGCATAAGCTAGCTTATACAGGTCATGCCCTGTACCTCTGTCATAATCGCGAAACGCCTCCAGCTTCCATTCCTCCCCAGCCAGCCACGCCAGAACACGACCTTCAATATTAGAAAGGTCAGCAATCACCAGCTTGCTACCTGCAGGGGCCACGATACAACCTCTGATTGCTGATGACGTTAACTCCATAATATCGTCATAAACAAGCTCTGCGCCGCCAGCTTTAAGCGCTGTTATGCCTAAATTGATATCATCCTGTTTTAAAGTAGGACGGGGTAAATTCTGCGGTTGAAACATTCGACCTGCCCAACGCCCTGTGCGTGTAGCGCCATCAAACTGCAGCGTGCCCCGCAGTCTTCCATCGGCACTGGTTGACCTGAACAGTGTTTTATATTTGGCAGTACTTGTCGTAGCTGTATTAAGGCGTAATAGCAATAACTCCTTAACAGCTTCAGGCAAATCAGGATCATTCAGCCGTCTTTCTAACGTAGATTTCTGCATATCCGGCAGTTCAATACCGTATGCTTCCAGTATGTACTTTAGTAAAGCATCGCGCTTATTTGCCGAAACTACATCGCCGTTAGTTGCCTTTGATGTTTTACTTGCCAGGACTTTCTGCGCGAGGTCGATAGCCTTAATCGCATTACAAACCAGCTCTGTATCGATACACACACCGCGATCATTAATACGCTGATCTAGGTGCCACAGCGCCAGTTCGCTACTTAAATAATTCCATTTTGGGGTTAGTTTATCTATCTCACGCATGGCTTCAACGTCTAAGCGCGCATACTCAACAAAACGCTGCCACTCTTCAGGGTGGGTGTGTTGACTCGCACGCCGTAATTTAGAGCTCTTCGGCCGAGGTTTGCAGAACAACAAAATCAACCTCCGCCCCTCCTTATCCTTGGCTTTATCCGAGGGTAATCTAAAAACCTCACTAAGTACCCCCAGCCGTCCGGGTAGTGAGTGTGCAAACGCTTTAACCATAGTGTCATACCATCGCTCAATCGGTAATGTATAACCGTGCGCAGCCAGTACGGTACGGTCAAAATGGCTGTTATGCGCAACCACGTAGTAATCCGGGTCGTTCCATACCTGCAGTAACTCTTCATTAAATTGCCCACCGATAATGACTTTAGCCGGAGCATCACCGATGGCATACGCTATCAACAATATCTCCGAATTTGACGCATAAACATGCGTCCCGCAGGTAAGTAAATTAACTTCGCTGAAGGTTTCAAGGTCGATATATAATTTAGGCATTTCAAACCTCTATAAAAATGCCAGCATCTTGCTGGCGTCTATTTAGTAATTCGCAACTCAGGTTTGTTCATCCATGCTTTTAATTTTAGAATTTTTCAGACACTTCGATTCACGCAGTTGTTCAAACATATGCCTACGTCACATCTGTTTAATCAAAACAAAAAAGAAAACTAAATACGTGCACATAAAAAAGACTGCGATAAGCGCAGTCATTTGTAGCTTAATCATATTATTCCCTTTTTCAAAACAACCCATGTTTTGCTATTTACCTTTGTCATTAAAGCCAGATAGCAAAACATGCTGCAGCACCGCATAAACCGAATAGTAAAACCGCCCTTGAAAAAAGGGCGGTGATTTCATTTATTAAATGCTTTTACTAAACACTATTCATAAAAAAAATCCAGCTAAAAGCTGGTTGTATCAATAATTGATGCTCTGATAGGGTTAAATCAGATCACTGAAATCTTCATCAGCGTCGCTATCCGGTACTGCTAAATCGGCAAACTCATCTTCTGTGGCCGCTCCGCCACCGCTAAAGGCATCACCATCTTTGACAAACTGCACGCCACGCAGACTAGCATTGATCCGTTTACCAAAATTATTATCCTGCACCCAAATGTCTACAATGGCATTAACGTAGCAACCTGCGTATGGTCGACCGTCTGAAGAATCTAAATGTGTTTTCGCATCCTTATCCAACACCAACGGCTTAACTGAATTACTGGCACTTAGATACAAATTACCCTCGTAACCATCATAATCTTTTAAATTGCCATCGTGTAAACAGGTACGATCCGAAGCGCTTAGTTTTTTTAACTCCAGATCCGCTTTAGCTCCCCATTTATCTTTAGTCGCTTGTGCTATGGCGGTCTCAACCGCCTTGGCGTTTTCGCTGTTAGGCTCTATCAGAAAATTGGCTGCAAACCTTGGTTCGCTACCATTAACACTACTAGCTTGAAAAAGATTGGGGAAAGATAAACGTACGCCTTTTAAGATACATTTCATAATAATGATTCCTTATATAAGTTAAACTAAAGCTTCAAAATCTGCAGCCACGTCCATGACGAGAGCAGGGCGTTTATCTGATTCTGGAGCGATAGCCGGAGAGCTGGGCTTTTGTGTAATGAGTTCTGCCACTTTATTCCATTGACGCAGGCTAACCGTACCTGCCTTGCACAGCTTTTCAAGTGCCGATGGTGAGATGAGCTTCCAAACATACATCTCATCTTTTTTGAGGCGCATGGATTTAAGAACTGCTTCCGCTGTCTCCTCATCCCGCCAGGATTTAGCCCCGCGTCGTCCTTCAACCAGCTTAAAGCCCGGTATCCTTTCTCCAGCATTCATTTTAGCTGCAGCCGTTTTACGTACCGCGGTACACCAAGATTCGATAAAGTCTAGTGCAGCCAGTTTGCGGGCAAGTAGGGCGTTATCATCCTTGGGTATGGGCGCTTGCTCAATCTGAGGCAATACCGGCTGATCAAGGTCAACAGAACCCTCTGTCAGCATCTCCATAACCTTCTGAGCTGCTGCAGGGCAATCCGCCTTTGCCTTACAAAAATGGCATTGAGGCTCGCCCGGATTTAAATCATCAGAAGATGTACCTTTCTGCAAACAGGTAAGAGCTCTACCTCCAGCAACGCGTGCGCGATCAACGAAGTTTTCAATACTCTTTGGACCTCGTGCATCACAATCGAATTCACTGATATTATTGAGTCGTGGTTGCACAATTACCAATCGCACTCGCTTAAACTCATTAATCAGCGCATATTCTTCTAACGCCGCGGCTGCGTACAGGCAAAGCTGTTCATTACGGTTGGCATCAACTTTTACTCCACGCCCATACTTCAAATCTACAATTACCAATTCATCATCGAGCAATACAACTGCATCAGCGGTACCAAAGGCATTGTCTTCCCCCGTGATATCGGAGATTGGAAGTGTTTGTTCTACGAACAATTGACCTCCGAGAGTACGAACATAATCAATATATGTTTGTACGTGTCTGGCCATATCGTCATCAACAATGAACTCCGTTCCGGCGATTTCCTTACGTTGCCCAATGCAAGTAGATGCATCAGCGCCCGTGTTCAAACAATATGCGGCTACTTCATGTGCAACAGTACCTTCAGCGGCATACTCTGAAGTAACATCAGGGTAACTAGATTCCATGACAACGCTTCCCGGGCACCTGATCCATCTGTGTGAAGATGAAGGTGATAATCTTGCATGTTGCATGTTCCTTACTCCATTGCGATCCTACATAGCCGAACAAGTTCCCCATATTGAGAGGGGTTAAGATCAGGTAACTTGCTTACACCTAGTGTTTGCAGAATCTCAACTCCTTCCTTTTTACCTTTGATTTTTAGCAGTTCAACAAATGCACTTTTAGCCTCTTCAATAGAGGCGATGTTTCCATCGGTTACATTAGCTGCAGGTTTAGCTGCTGGTGTCTTTTTAGAGGTTTCAGCATCAATTGACTTGCTTTCTGCTACAGGGGTGGGCTCTTTAATATCTTCTTTAAAAGCCCCTTTAGCGGGTGTAGCGCTGTTTGAGATAAGAACATCCATGATTTTTGCTAATAAATCGTTAGTGCGGTCGATCTTTGCTTCAAGTGTCATTTTTCCTGCTCCTTGTTTTTCCTACTTACCATTAAAAAAACTGCGCGCCTGAACTATAAAATCCAGACACGCTTGTAATTCTTCGTCGTCTTCGTACCCATACTTTTGCAGCATTTCTAGTACAGATACAGCACCTTGCAAGTCTCCCTTACAAGCTTCAACCAGTTCTGTAATTTCTTCTTCGGACACACCTAGATCGTCATAAAGCGTTTCTTTAAAATCATTAGGATTAACATATCCCAGCCTTTCTTCCAGGCGTTTACGCAACTCTACTTCAAGATATGACTCGGTAAGGTCGTTAGATACCTGGCTTGCATAACTTAGAAGTTCTTCGTCGGTCAGGTGGCTATACGGAGTTTTACTAGTATTCATTTCTTTGGCTCCAGTACTGCAGCATTCATGGGGTCATAATCCTTGCTGTCCATAATTTCCCTCATTCGTTTGACTTCTCTGCCTGCTGCATTCTCTTTGGCTTCCATTAAGCAAAGGTCCGTACACCTTGCTTTTTTAGGTGGGTACGGCTTTATAGAGAGAACAGCGGACATAAAAAATGCCACCAATATGGTGGTCATCAACTTACGCATCTTTAACTCCCTCATTCTTGATAAGGGTGCCCTGTACCCTAGATAATCTTACAAGGCGTAACTTGCTATCTGTGCATTAAATATCTCACGTTCATTTGCTGATAGAATTAGTATTTTAGAAAGGGATATCATCATCTATATCATCAACTGCAGGTGGATTAGGTTGATGTTGCTGCTTAGCAGACTTCTTAGCGTTTTCTGAAGAGGTAACAAGTGTATTATCACTCTCTTTACTGCTTTTGCTATCTGACGTACCAGTATTGCGCCCACCTAACATCCTCATTTCAGCAGCAATAATGTTATATGCTGTTCGCTCAACCCCGTCTTTAGTGCTGTATTTAGAGCTTCGTATCTGCCCTTCAATAAAAACCTGATCACCCTTACGCAGATACTGGCTGGCAATCTCGCCTAACTTACCAAACATCGTGATGTTGTGCCATTCGGTACGAGTCTGCTTTTGCCCGTTTTTATCTTTCCATTGTTCATCAGTAGCAAGAGAAAAATTTGTTACAGCATCTCCTGTACCCGTACGTCGTGTTTCAGGTGCTTGGCCCAAACGGCCAATCAAAATGACCTTATTGACTGACATAAAATCTCCCTTCCGTTAATTTATCTTGATAGGGCAGGTGGTTAGGCACTCACTGCCATTGTGCAAGTGCTAGGATGTAGTTCCCAAAAACAAGCTAGCAAATAAAGGTAAAAATAGATAAGGTCTACCTCTATTAAGATTCAGGCTCTAAAACAACTTTAATTTTATATTTATCTAATTCAGTTAATTTCTTATTGATCCAGGCTAATTGGCGTTGAATCTGCTCGACTCGCTCCTTTATCTCAGATAAGTTATCAACAGAAACTGAAAAAGCTATTTTTTCCATGATTTTTACTCCTCGTGAAAACCAAACATTAAAGCCAGCTCTATAGCTGGCTTTTTAAACTTAGATGTATTGCCCGTCTTTCCGAGCTGTCACTCTTTTAGCCACTCAGTATGTGGTTTCTGCTAGAATGTAGTTTCCTAAAAACAACCTAGCAAATAGAGGTACTTATCATGAGTAATGATAAAATTAAAGGAGTTTTTGACCATGCCCTCATATCTCCAGCTCCAGCATCTATTAAAGGCCATGTGCCAAAATCTCCGGCTCCAGTATCTGTTAAAGAGTATATGCCAAAATCTCCGGCTCCAGTATCTGTTAAAGGCCATGTGCCAAAATCTCCGGCTTCAGTACCAACAAACTCCTCCCAAAATGGAGGTACAGACAAAAAGTAAAGGAATATAAATGACCATCCCAGAACAGAACCGACCAAACTTAGAACTTGAAGTAGCTTATTCTTTGTGCTTTGAAAAATTAATGTATAAATTTTTCGGTAGGATCGATAAGTTAATTTCATTTTTCCTGATACTATCAAGCATGACAGCAATTGGAAGTATAGGAGGTTTAGTTAACGGTACTTTTTCTGGCATATTTTTAGCAGTTATAACTGCAATCCAAATCATTTATACTCCTAGTGCAAAAACACAGGCTGCAAAAGATAGCTACTGCCTATACTGTAAGTTGTATAAAAAGATGGGCAGCATGAGCGATGAGGAGATCGCAAATCACTTGGCAGATTCAACTAAATACGATACAGATGAAATCGGCTTCCTTTCCCATCCAGCGCGTTTGTCTGCCTTGGCAATGTTGGGTATGACCCCAGACAGATATTATCCTGAAGAGCGAAAACTAAGATTATCTGAATATCTTGCAGCCTTATTTGCCGGAGAATTGCCTGAATACCATTTGAGCACATAAAAACAGAGTCAAAATTGATAATTAAAACTAAGTCAAACAATGCAGCCAGCTAATTAGCTGGCTTTTTAAATTTAAAAACTAAAGCGCACCCACTTATTAGCAAATGCGCTGCGATTTTTAAACTTACTTGTCGGTCTATCTATATCTATGTATTTATACATTTGATACAAACTATCTAAGTTAATTTTTGAAGTCATTCTCCTTTCATAAAGTTCTTTGGATTTTTAGACTTGTCTGTCTGTAAGCCTTACCGGCTTACCGGTTTTGTTCTGGCCGCCCGCTAAGGCTTAACGGCTTGCCAGCAAGCTCCTTAACTTGCCTCGGGCTTTTATATTCCGCTGCCCTGAGCCGATGCGGTATAACTTGTACTGCTTTGATGATTGAAGTATAGAAAACTATACAAAATAAGTCAACAAGAGTTTAGAGTTTGTATAGTTATATTGAAAATATATTTATGTTATTGTGATTGGTATAAATGAAATTGTAGAAATTTTTTAATTAGCAAAAAGCCACAACCAAAGTTGTGGCGTTAGGAAAATTAAATGCTGTTTAAACGTATATGATCAATTAACGTAGTAAAAGGACTGTGGAGCCTGATTTTTGTTTAAAAATTCTTCTATTGACTTTCCTCTCATATAGCGCCTCACCTCACCGACGCCAATGGCGTGAGCTGTTTCACGATTATTAAAATAGTCGTCGAAAAAGCTTTTACTTATTCCTGCTCTTTTTTTTGTTAGCTGCCATAATTTGGACGGACTCATTGAAATGAAATCTGATATTTCGAATTCACCTATAACCATGCCAACAGGCAAAGTTGCATAAATAATTACCTTTTCTACATCTTTATTTTTAGGTAACATCTTTCTAAATTCGAATTTTTTGTCGCCATTTAGAATTTTTTCAGCGTATTCTGGCTTTATAGACATCAGAATATTCATAGATACCTCCTAATTGAGCGATTGTATCCGCCTGCTCATTCGTCAGGGGCATAAAGCCCCAGTAGGCATTTTCAGGCAGATAGGCGTTAGTTATTAAAGAGCCCCTAGTCACCCGTCGCGGCAGGGCAATATTATAAGAAAAGCGAATTATATGAATAAAATTACGATTTCGCCAATACTCTTGTAATTCTTCTACAGTAAAAATGCTGTAAGGGGCACAATATCTCATGAACAAATCAATATTTTTGAAGGTATTAATATTTTGATATTCCTCAACAACACAAATGGATGTTACTACAGAACGATATTTTGCAGGTCCCTTTCCATCTGTAGTCCGATAAATAAATAAAATATCGCCTTTATGGAGGTTGTCTACGTTACTCATTGAGCATAAATATACTTTATGAATGCTATTGGTTGGGGATATATCTTGTAAAATACTTGCGTTTTCAGTTTGTAAAATAGAATTTGGTAATAATCTGGTATGCCACTCTGGTTTTATCGAAAGCAGATAAGGCTTTGGTGCATAATCATTGTAACTAAATTCTATAACCGGATAGTTCTTTAAGATATCATCTACTTGTATTGATAATCGAGAAATACGACGGCAAAGCACTAATTCTTTTCCGTTGTTTGTGGTTTTTTGTGCCTCTGTAATAAATCCATATTTTTCAAACAGGTTTAATAGCTGTTTGTGTTTATCAAATATTGTAACGTAAATATCTTTAATTTTTGATGTTATAGCAGTATCAAATATTTTTTTTATAAATCGCTCGCCTAGTTTTGTACCGTGGGCATTAATTTTAAAAGTCCCTACCTTAAGCCAATTTTCTCCATCTGCGATCAAGGGCGGTGTCGTTTCTTTAATCAATTTAGGTTCGATCTTCAAATACAAGAAGCCATCAATATGGTTTGAAATTGAGCTATCTGAAATAAAAATATATGCAAATTCTTCCCCTTTTTTTTCAAACCATTTTGTAAACTCAGCATAGTCTTGTTTTAAAGAATCAAAAAACGGATCGTCTATATTAATATCTTTAAATTTTGTGTATTTTAGTTCGTTCATATTAACCCTTTGTGTACATTTACTTCTCATAAATTGACATCTATTTTTAAATATTAATTTTAACCCCTATTTGGTTCATAGTGTTATTAATCAAATATCTATAAAATCGAGAGGTAATGCTTTCCAGAATTTTCCATGTATTATTAATAGATCAAGTTCATGTGGTTCTATTTCAAAATCTGAATCTGCATATTTTTTATTGTCTGAGATTACTTTAATAACTCCTGACTTACCTCTTGCTAATCGTTTAATATATGTATATCCGTCGAAAGTAATTAAATAAACCCCACTATCCTGAAATTTATCTATATCAGTTTTGATTAAGGTAATTGAGCGTCTCGGAATCGACGGTTCCATACTATCTCCATCTGGAGGCATTAACTCAACACCGTCTAAATTTTGTGTTCCAAGTAACTCAACAAGAGCTTTATTCGGGATTTCAATTGTTTTTAATAACTCAGGAAAATCGGGGTTGCATGAACCAAAACCGCATGATGCTCGAATATCATATAGCTTTAATACGGTTGTATTCTCGTCTTTAGGAACAATTGTATTTGATACATTGGTTAAAATTTCACTATCTCTATTTTTTTTATATTTATTTCCCAAACCTTCCGCTAACCATTGAGAAGAAAAATTTGTTTTCTTCTCAAATTCTAATAACGGTTTTTTCCCTAATCCGGTGTCACCTTTAAACCATTGATTAACTAATCCTTTTGATACTTTCGCAAAGTCAGCAAGTTGCTGTTGTGTTCTTAGCCCATGCTCAGACATAACTTCTTGTAAACGCTCTTTTAATGTAGTCATAAACAACCCCTTCATTTTTGTTAAGTAGTCTAAACAAAAAAAAGGATAGTATGCTTGACTTATTTTTATATAGAAAACTATACTTATACTAACTTTATTTATAGGGCATAAAGATGATTAATAAGGATAGTGAATTCATAGATGCACTAGGCGGGGTTTCGAAGGTTGCAAAAATTTGCGGAATTACAAAAGGAGCAGTTTCACAATGGCGAAAAAAGGGGATTCCTAAAGCGCAATTAAATTATTTAAAGATTCTACATATAAAAACATATATGAATATATTTCATATGCGAAAACAGTGAGATCTTATACCTTTCAAATTCTTAGATGTATGAAATCACAAAATTCGATAAAGCCATTATTGGCTTTGCTATTGGCCAATTCTTTTTACACTTGAGCGCAGTATCAAGATGAAGTTCCCTTATTTCACCGCCTGCCAAACGCGGTTACCTGTGCTCATAGAGCAGTGCACCAGCCCAGAACAGGTCTGGGGGTTTGGCGACTAATGGTGTACTGCTCTATGAGCTGAAAGAAACAGAATGCAACAGCTACCTAAATTATTAAGAGCCAAACGCCAATGGCTTATCTGGAAATATCACAAGGTTGAGGGCGGCAAACCCCGCAAGATACCTTACTACGTTTCTGGCCATCGGCGCAGAGGACGGCAAGGTTGTCAGGCTGATATTAATCGGCTGGCTAGCTTTGAGGAAGCTGTTGATTCGTGCGAGCGGCATAAAGCTGCGGGTATCGGTTTTGCGCTGACGCCTGACTGTGACATCGTTGCCTTAGATTTTGACAATTGTGTTGATGCCGATGGCGGTATTAACCCTAAAGTCGAAGAACTGGTCTCCGGAACATATGCGGAATTTTCTCCTAGTAAAAAGGGCGTACGTGCTTTTTTTCAAGGGAATATAGGCAACGCTAAAGATCTTACAGGCGATTTCGGTTTTGAAGTGTTTTCCACTTCAGGCTTTGTAACGGTGACGCAAGACGTATTGCCCTTATGTGCCCTTATAGGCTCCGATGCGCAAATAGCGCCGGTCAGCAAGGATGTTATTGAGTATTGCGATTTTCGTTTTAAGCAACGTCGAACAGAGCAATCCGATGAACCTTTGATGGCGATTGAACCTGTTGTTGGCTTAAGCGAGAACCAGCTTGAAGAGATTTTACAGGCGCTTGACCCTAGTATGCCGTATCCGGAATGGATCAATGTCGGTATGGCCCTGCATCATGAAACTGAGGCGGAAGGATTCCACCTGTGGGACGAGTGGTCAAGCCAAGCAGATAATTATCCGGGCAGTGAGGAATTGTTGCATCACTGGACAAGTTTCGGCAACAACAAAGGCGCCCCTGTAACGGCCAGATTGCTTTTAAAACTGGCTAAAGAATCAGGTGTACATGTTGACCCTGACATAGCGTCAGCCAGTGAATTTGAGTGTATCAAGGAAGAGGATGACAGCGCCGATGCTCGATTCGCTGTTGTTGACGCTGAAAACTTTGCAGACTGCAGCCCGACGCCATGGTTAATTAAAGGTGTTTTGCCTAAAGCAGATTTGGGGGTTGTATTTGGTGAATCTGGCTCCGGTAAATCCTTTTTTGTATCGGACATGGCTTTATCCCTCGCACGCGGCAAAAGCTGGCGGGGGCACAAAGTTAGGCCTAGCAGGGTTGTTTATTTAGCAGCCGAAGGCAGTAGCGGATTTCGTAAACGTCTGAAGGCTTATGAGCTGCATCATAAGATAAGTCTAGCTGGTGTCCCTTTTGGGGTAATCCCTGTTGCCCCTAACTTTCTGATGAAGGTTGATGCGCTGGATGTGGCCAAGGCTATTATAGCTTGGGGTGGTGCGGATTTAGTGGTTATCGATACGTTTGCGCAGGTAACGCCAGGTGCGAATGAAAACGCGGGCGAAGATGTAGGTAAAGCTTTAGCCCATTTTCGTGGGCTTAATCGTGCCTTAGGTGCGATGGTGCTGCTTGTTCACCATAGTGGCAAAGACACAAGTAAAGGTGCTCGCGGCTGGTCTGGGTTACGTGCCGCTGCAGATATGGAGCTTGAGGTAATTAGGACCGAGTCAGGACGGGTTACCCGCGTTACCAAACAGAAAGACGGTGACGATCATGGAGAGTTTGGTTTTGAGCTAGAGGTTGTACCTTTGGGGCTGGATGAGGATGCAGACATTATCACATCCTGCGTTGTTGTTGAGGCCGGCATTCCTGCCGATCTTAATGGCACTGCTAAAGCGAATAAGGGCGCCAGTACTGGGAAATGGACAAGCACCGTTATCTCCGTTGTTAACGAGTTTGGTCTGGCTCAATCTGCAGGTATCGAAGTCGAAGCGGTGATCGCGGAGTGTTTGGCGCGCACAGAGGCGCCTGCGGGTAAGCGAGATACGCGCAAGCAACACATACGACGCGCTTTAAAAGCTTTATGTACGGGGGATGACGCCCCTTACTTTGAAGAGAATGGCTGTTTGGAAATCCTATAAAGCCTTGTTGATGCGAATGGCAGTGGGCATTCCCGGTTTGTAGCAATAAAGGTTATAGGGATATGGCTTATTGTGTATGACGGTGGCAGAGCTACGGTATGCAGAACGCTGAGTTGATTTAGTAGGACACAAATGACAGTGGGAATTCCCGATTTGTGGCACTCACATGACAGCGCAGAGGCGAGGTGTGAGTAGGTTGCGCCACTTAAAGTGGTGCGTGGTGCAGTAAGTGGTGCAGTAAGTTGTAAATCGTAAAACGTGCGGGGTGGTGGTGCACGAGTGGTTCAGATAAAAAGCTTATAAATCATTTATTTGATAGCATTGCACCATTTGAAGTGGTGCATGGTGCATTAAGTGGTGCAGTTTTTCCGGCAAATCGTGATTTTGCACCAGCAACTGCACCACCTGCCCCCTCTCCCCCTATAGGGGGAGGGGTTGAGTGGTGCATGGTGCAAACGATGCCCCGCGGTTTGGAAATTCGATTTACCCCTGGTTGGTGATTCGCCAAGCAGCCGAATAAGCAAAACACCCCTGGTTGATGTGATTTTAACCGCGGGCAGGAGATACACCGGATGATTAGTAAAAGCGAAATAGACACAGCGGAAAACGTCATAAAAACGTACGAACGCGCAATGCGAGATATCGTAAAACAAGGGCATTGCTTAAGCGTTGAATGGCGCTACAAAAACGATAGCGAGAACGCTAAAAAGCCAAAAGTTTATGCTATGCGTTTTCAGCCTGAAGTGTTTGACATGGTTAAAGACGTACTGCGTAGCATGTCTGAAAAAGAGCGCAAAGCGTTTGCTATCCTGCGTACACAATACGGGTACATAAGCCCGTATTTTAAGCGCCCGCCACGGTCTGCACTGCAGCGAAATCAGCGCATAAGAAGCAATAGCGCATCGTGGTGCAGAGAGGTCGAAGCGGCATTAAGTATATTTTGGGAATATATGCAGAAACAGGACAAATTTAGGCATTTCTTTGGCTAAGGTCTTGCTCTTCAACACATAAACAGTTACGATGTAATTTACAGTATAGGTATGCTTCCCTTGTAAAAGCACCGGTCATTGCCTTTTCTTTAGTTGGCGGTTAAGTCGCGTCTAAAGAAAAGGCATTAATATTTTTGAAACAGGTTGGTTGTTGGGATACCTAACCCCTTAAGGCAAAGTACGTTAGGGTGCTTAGCAACTTGACCTTACTATACACAAGACTTAATCAACTAGGTTGTGCAATACCGTATTAAATGAACGTTAGCCCATGCTTTTGCATGGGCTTTTTTAATGGAGTTCGCTATGACGGATAGAGGCAACTCCGCCATGGGCGGATTGACTGAAAAGCAAAATAGATTCGTACAGGAGTATCTGAAAGATTTAAACGCTACACAGGCCGCCATTAGGGCAGGGTATAGCGAGCGAACGGCTAGTGCGGTAGGTTACGAAAACCTCAGAAAACCTCAAATTGAAAAAGCGCTAGCCGAGGCGATGCAGCAACGATGCGAGCGTACAAAAATTGATGCGGATTATGTATTAAAGCGCCTGGTTGAAATTGACCAAATGGATATCGCAGATATTCTCGCAGCGGACGGCTCTTTATTGCCGGTTACTTCATGGCCGAAGGTGTGGAGAACTACGCTAAGCGGTATAGATGTGCAGACTTTAGGCAGCAAGGAAGATCTGAGCATTCTTAAAAAGGTCAAATGGCCTGATAAAGTTAAAAACCTTGAGCTGTTAGGTAAGCACGTAATGGTACAGGCATTTAACGAAAAATCGTCTGTCTCAGGAGAGATAACGATTGAGACACGACCGATTAGCGCTATTTTCGAGCAAGCTGATGATTAGCAAACATTTTGCGCCTTTTGCCAAGCCTGCGCGCTACAAGGTGGCTTACGGCGGCCGCGGCTCCAGTAAGTCATGGACGTTTGCCGAAATGGCTATTGAAGTAGCAAGGCGGACTAAAACCACCATTCCTTGTGTTCGTGAGCTGCAGCTTTCTATTGCAGATTCAGTTCATAAACTGCTCTCTAACACCATATCCCGATTGGGTTATGATGATGAGTTTGACGTTCTGAAATCCACCATTATTCACCGCGGCACAGGTACGAATTTTATTTTTTTCGGGATTAAGAATGACCCCGGCAAAATTAAATCTCTGGAAGGGGCTGGTGTCTGTTGGGTTGAGGAGGCTGAAAGCATCACTAAGGAGATGTGGGATACATTAATCCCGACCATTAGGACGCCCGGAAGTGAAATATGGGTTTCCTATAACCCTAAAAATATGCTGGATGATACACATCAGCGCTTTGTTATTCATCCGCCATCAAATGCAATAGTTATTAAGGCCAACTATTACGACAACCCCTATTTCCCTGCAGTTCTTGAGGGTGAAATGCTGGCGTGTAAGGAGCGGGATTATGAACTGTATCGGCACATATGGTTAGGTGAGCCGGTAGCGGATAGCGAGATGGCGATTATCAAGCCTGCATGGATTGAGGCAGCCACTGACGCCCATACCCGTCTTGGCATCCCCGTTACTGGGCAACGCATATTAGGCTTTGATGTTGCTGACGAGGGGGAAGACGCTAACGCGACAATCGGACGTCACGGTTCCATTGTGTTTAGTATGGACGAATGGCGCGGGCAAGACGTTATCTATTCTGCGGATAAAGTCTATCAGGATGCGTTAGAAGCCAATATTGACAAGGTTGTATTTGACAGTATTGGGGTAGGTGCTGGCGTCAAAGCGCAATTCAGTCGTAAGAAAGGGCGTATTCAGACGGTAGGGTTTAATGCTGGTGGCAAGGTTTACAAGCCGGATACGCTTTATTTACCTGCAAAAAAGAACAAAGATATGTTTGCCAACATCAAAGCGCAAGCGTGGTGGGCTGTTAGAGATAGGTTTTATAAAACATGGCGAGCAGTCGAAAAAGGCGATAAATACCCCGTTGACGAGCTTATTAGCCTAGATGGGGGTATTAAGGATATTGAATACCTCAAAGCCGAGCTAAGCCGCCCTCAGGTCGATTACGATGGCAACGGACGGGTAAAGGTGGAAAGCAAAAAGGATATGAAAAAACGCGGCATTCCCTCGCCTAACAGAGCAGACGCCCTGATTATGGCCTTTGCTCCGGTATCAAGCGGGTTGAATATCAATCCTAACATCTTGAATGGATTATGATGAAATTCTGGAAGCGTAACAAAATCAAAGCGCGCGAGCTGGAGGCCTTGGAAGAGGCAAACCGGCTCAAAAAGGCTGAAATTGATGCTGCATGCCGGCGCAATCAATTAAGTGACCGGATGATGACGCTGATTTATGAAATGCGGGCTAAAAGCGGCTTTCAGACTACAGGCTATCAGCTGGCGGATATCCCTGCAGGTGTTGTGCCAGCTGGAAGGCGGCCTGCTATAGCACAGGACAGCAACTTAATATCGAGTGTCTATGACCCGAACATGCCACATTTCTATCCAAGCTTTATCGGCTACCCAGCTTTGGCCAATATGTCACAATCGACCGATTATCGCTGTGTTTATGAGGCTACTGCGCAAGAGATGACCAGAACATGGGGTGAGGTTAAGGTGGCTAACGATGGCGATGATAAGACGTACGACGATAAGCTAAGGCGCATTGAGGCGCGCATGAAAGAGCTAAATGTCAGAGACTTGATGCGCCGGCATATTGAGAACGAAATGATCTTCGGGCGTTCCCAGTTGTTTATCAAAATTAAGGGGCATGAAAGCAAGAAAGACATTCCCTTGCTAATAAACAGTTTAGCGCTTGGCAAAGGCTGCCTGAAAGAGCTGGTATTGGTTGAGCCTATATGGACAACACCAAGTTTCTATAACGCTAATGATGCTACTGCTCCGGATTTTTTCAAGCCGTCTAAATGGTTTGTTATGGGGGAAGAGGTGCACAATGACCGGCTATTAACTTTGGTTATGCGGCCGGTGCCGGATATGCTCAAGCCAGCGTATAACTTTGGCGGCATCTCCATGCTGCAGCTGATGCAGCCGTACGTAGAACGTTGGCAACGAACCGTCGACAGCGTATCCGATTTGATTCACTCATTTTCGTTAACCGGCATTAAAACGGATATGAGCAACACGCTAGCGGGGGGTGAAGATGGCGTAACCCAACTTCTATTGCGGTCAAAGCTGTTTGCGCAATTGCGGGGTAACCAAAATCTAATGCTTTTGGACAAGGACGCAGAAGAGTTCTTTCAGTTCAACACCCCTTTATCTACTTTGGATAATTTGCTGCAAAAGGCACAAGAGCAGATGGCCGCACCGAGCCGCACACCGCTGGTTAAGTTACTGGGCATCACCCCAAGCGGCCTTAATGCCAGTAGTGATGGTGAGATTCAGGTATACCATGAGTACATTTCAGGTATGCAGGAGTCCTATTTATTGCCACAGCTAACCGCTGTTTTAAAGCTCATACAACTTGATTTATTCGGCGAAATCGATCCGCAGATTGTATTCACGTTTAATCCGTTGGAACAGTTGAATGATGAGCAGGTAGCCAATACCGATAAGGTTAAGGCGGAAAGAGACAGCGCCTTTATTAATGCTGGTGTGCTTTCACAGGAAGAGGTGCGCGCCCGCCTAGCAAAAGATGAGGATGGTGACTACTCAGGCATTGATGCGGAAGATGTGCCGGAGCCGCCGGAATGGGGTTTAAGCAATGGCGATAATCAGAAAGAAGCCGGATACGCTACAAGCAATCTGGCCTAATACAGGCATCAGAAAAAGCTATAAAAAAGCCATTATTGGTTTGCTGAATGAAATGGAAAAAGACATTCGCGAAACACTGGTAACCGAATTTCGCCGGCAGGCCAAGCACGAAAAAGCAGATATGGCTATGGATGGTGTAGCTGACTGGGTGGCACATGTTGGAGATTATCTTTCTACCACTTGGTCGAAAAGGTTAAACAGTTTAGTGCCAGAAATCGTGGAAGCATTCGTCAGTAAAACCGTTACAAATTATGAAAGCCAATTAAAAGCACAAATTCGTAAAGCGGGCTTTACGGTACGCTTTCAGGTTACCCCGTTTCAGCGTGATGCGTTGCAGGCCGCCGTAGAAAACAATGTGGGGCTGATTAAGTCTATCGGGTCGCAATATCTGGAAAGCGTACAAAGTCAGGTTTGGCAATGTATTACTAACGGATATGACCTTTCTACATTATCAAAAGAGCTGAAAAAACACTATGAAATTTCTGTGCGCAGAGCAGATTTAATTGCCAGAGATCAGGGGGCGAAAGCCCATGCGGCTATTGAGAAAGCCAAACGGCAAGAATTGGGCATTACAAAAGCCATATGGCTGCATTCGCACGCGAGCGGAAAACCCAGACCATCTCACCTAAAGGCAAACGGCAAGGTGTTTGACGTGAATAAAGGCATGTATCTGGATGGGGAATGGGTGCAGCCCGGTGAGCTGATTAACTGCAGGTGTGTCAGCCGAAGCATAATCGATGGAGTAACAGATGGCGGATAAAGCAATAGCAATGGACAAGTCCATGCGCTCATTTGATGGGAACGGGCATTTAATCGTCAAGCGAACGATAATTACCAAAGCAGCGGTCAACCCATATTTAGGGCATGAAATTCCAAATTATGAACGCTTAGGGCTGGAGCCGGAGCGGATATACCACCTTTTACGGGACAGGGAGGAGCTTAAAAAAGCCCTCCCTTCTTTTAATGGAGTTCAGTTACTGCTGAAGCACACTCCCGTAAGCGCGGAAGAACCGCATAACGAAATCACGGTTGGAACAGTTATCGCGCCTGAAATGGAAGGTGACGTGGTGTATGCCAGCTTACGCATTTTTGACAAGGACGCGATTGCACTGATTGAAAGTGAAAAGCTTAACGAGTTGTCGTCCGGGTACGCGTATACGGCCGACATGACGGCGGGCGAGTTTGAAGGACAAAAATATGATGGTGTTATGAGACAGATTCACGGCAATCATGTTGCGATGGTTGAGCACGGGCGGATAGGGAAAGACGCCATTATTGCAGACAGTTTACCAACACAAATGGAGTTTTTGATGAAGCTAAAGAACGGAGCACTAAGTCAAATCGCTGATGCGGTTAAAACCTCTCTTGGCATGGATAGTGATATTCCTGCTGAAGCACTGGGGAAAATCACAAAAGCAGTACTAGACAATGCTTTACCGGATGACCCAAAAGGCAAGGATGAGGCGCCGGAAAAAGACGGTAATGCCGAAGATGAGGAAGAGGTACAAGAATCCACACAAAAAGCGCAGGACGAAGAGGAGGAATCGAAAGACCCGCCTAAAGCCAAAGACGAGGAGTCAGAATCTAAAGAAAAAGACAAGCCGGCTATGGATGCGGACACCATCCGTGCAGAAGTAGCAGCCCAGCTGAATGCGTTGTGGCAGGCACGTAAAGAAGTCGAACCGTTAGTCGGCATGGTTGCCATGGATAGCGCAGAGGCGGTTTATGCATACGCATTGCAGCAGAAAGGAGTCAGTACAAAAGGTGTACACCCGAGCGCTTATAAGTCAATGGTACAAATGCTACTTGATAACAACGGCAAATCTGCTCTGGCAATGGATGGTTGTTCTTACAGCGAAAGCGACAGTTATACCGATCGTTTCAAATAAAAGGATAGAAAAATGGGTTTCCAAAAAAATTTAAATAATGACTTGCCGGTTGGTGTTGAAGGCGATTTCGCCTCAACCAATCCTTACCACACTTTGTTAGTGGGAGAAGGCGAGGCAAAGGCTGGTGAAAGTGGAGTCATTGTTGGGCGCTTTGCTTGGTTTGACCCCGATACAGGGACGGTCAGCAACGCTAAAACCAGTGCTAAAGCGCTTATTGGCTTTGCGCGCCGTGACAACACCGCATTAATTGTTCAGTTTACTGAAGAATCATCTTTAAAGATTCCTAAAGGCTTTGCTGTAACACTCTACGACGGTGGAGATTTTTGGGCACGTTTTGCAGGCGGGGCTCAAATAGGACAAAAAGTTTACGCCAACACTATGGATGGCAGCGTTAATGCAGCAGATTCATTGCCGGCAGCTGTCGACGGGGCAAGCTTTGTAGATACCGGTTTCGTAGTGGCATCAAATGCCGATGCGGGGGCATTAGCTAAAATTACCAAATATTGAGGACGGATATATGGCAAAAAGTAGTTCTTTGAATTTTTTCGCGCTTGAAAACAAGGCGGGGGTGGTTTTTGCAACTGGACAAAAACCGGTCGAACTGAATGCACAAGCACGTATGCACATCGCGCAGGATTCAGCTTTACAGACCGCACCTAATGCCGGTATTCCAGCGTTATTTACAACCTATGTCGACCCACGCGTAATTCAGGTATTGGTTACCCCCATGAACGCGGCTAAGGTGTTTGACGAGCACAAATTGGGCACATGGGCAGACGATACGGTATCTATTCCAATAGTGGAAAATATTGGGGTTACGTCAACATACGGAGATTTTAACGATAACGCCCTGAGTGATGCCAACGTTAACTATCCATTTCGTCAAACATACCATTACCAAACCATTATTCGTATTGGTGAACGGGAAATGGCTAAAGCGGGGCAGGCGCGATTGGATTGGGCGACGCAGAAACAAACATCGGCGGCATTGGCATTGAATAAATTTCAAAACAAAAGCTATCTGTTTGGTATAAAAGGCCTACAAAATTATGGCATGCTGAACGACCCTAATTTACTGCCCTCTATGGCGGGCAAGGTGTGGGATAAGCTGGACGCACAAGGCATTTATGATTCTGTCCGCGCACTATTCAGCCTCTTAGTTAAGCAAACAGGGGGTTTGATTGACACTGACGAAACCATGACATTAGCTTTGTCACCGAACATGAATGCCTCCCTTACCGCCACCAACATGTACGGTTTAAACGCAAGTGATTTGATTAAAAAGAACTTTCCAAATATGAAAATCGTCACTATCCCGGAATACCAGAGTAAAGCGGGTGAGGTTGTTCAGATGATTGTTAATGAGTACGAAGGCTTTCCTACCGCTGAACTGGGTTTTACAGAAAAGATGCGGGTGCATCCTTTGATTCAGCAACAATCCGGTTACGAGCAAAAACGCTCTCAGGGCACAGTCGGCGCCATCATTTACCGGCCTATATTTATCGCCTCTATGCTGGCATCTTGATTAACTGACATCTCAACAACCGCCCAATCGGGCGGCTTTTTTATTTCGGAGAGATTTATGGCTGATAAAGTAATAATTGGTTGCAAAATACCCAACGGTTTAATCCTGCAGGTAGGAGAACAATGCGTCAATATTAAGGGGGCAAACAGCTCCCGTTTGGTTTTCGGGTACGGTGTTACCTCTGATGTGTCTTTGGATTTCTGGGAGGCTTGGCTGGCAGAAAACAAGGATCGTGACTTGGTCAAGAATGGCCTGATTTTCGCAAATAAAGATGTGAAGTCAACCAAAGACAACTTAAAGGACGGGCAGAACAATCCGTCAGGCCTTGAGCCTTTAGACCCTGATCAATCGGGCGAAGTCACAAGGGCAGATAAATAGCATGGGGTAGATATGAGCTACGTAGTCAGATTTGATGTACAGAAATTCAGATTAATGTATCCCTCTATTACCGTGTCCGATGTGCAGCTGCACTCTTTTTTTACGGAGGCCTGCATTCTGTGCAATAACACCGAAAAGAGTGTGATTAAAAGTACAGAAGAGCGCGAGCTGCTTTTGTTTTTGCTGGTGGCACATATCGCCACCTTGCAAATGCGGCTTGAAAGCGGGAACGAGGCAGTAGGACGCATAGCAGGCGCATCTGAAGGCAGCGTATCCGTGTCGCTTGATTATGGACAATCAGCGGCATCAGAAAAATGGTATCTGCAGACCCAATATGGTGCGCGCTACTGGGCATTGACAAGGCAGTATCGCTCCTTCCTCTATATCGCAGGGCGGATGCCCATGCCTGTCAGGAGGTAGTGTGAAAAAAACAGGTAGCTTATCTAAAGCTTTAAAAACATACGCGGAAGACAGCCAAAAGCTGCGGGTAGGCATATTCGAAACAGCCACCTATGCCGGAGCAGAAGATGAACGACTACACGTTGCACAGGTCGCATTCTGGAACGAATACGGCGTAGAAATTGAGGTGCCAGAACGGCAGATTACTATCTATCGCCTGATTAACCAAAAGAGCGGCGAATTTAAGCGTAATGGCCGTTTTGTCAGAAAAGCGGTATCTAATTTCGCCACCACACACACTTCTCCCGCCCATAAGATCAACATCCCGCCGCGCCCTTTTTTTCGCAGTACAGTCAGTGAAAATAAAGACAAATGGGTTGCCAGTCTGCCTGAGCTTGTCGAAAAGCAGGGCATCAATAAAGGACTCTGTTTACTGGGCGAGGTGGTTAAGGGTGATTTGGTGGAGTCAATTATGACATGGACGACCCCACCTAATGCGCTATCTACCATTAAGCTTAAAGGTAGAGACGCCCCTTTACGGGATACTATGCAGATGTCGCGTTCAATCGGTGTGGAGGTAAGCAACTATGATGAATCTTAGGGCAATGGCTAACGGTGTCATCACCGGCGTTAATCCCGACCAAAAGGCGGTTTTGAGGGTTAATACAGGTAATGCAGTAGATGATGCAGGGCGAATCATACCCGCTTTTACGGAGAAGCCTATTTCAATCCAACTGCAGAGTATTTCCACGGCAGACCTTGAACACCTCAACCTGATTAACCAGCAGGGGCAGTTTATATACGCTTATGTCTCCGGACAGCTGGCAGTCATCCGGCGCGCACAAGGTAAAGGGGCTGAACGCGTTATTTTTACCGCTTATGGAGAAGAAGAGGCATCAGAATGGATGGTTAAACAGGTTGTTGAATCATATTACACATGGTGCAAGGTACTGCTATGGCGACAGTAACGCATGAACAGATTTTCCGAGAAGTCCGGGCTTATCTGCTCGGACTTTTTTCATGCCCGCCAGAATCAGTCATTCAAGGCTATCAGAACGATGCTCCTTTGCCCAAACAGGCGGTCGTGATGTCTATTCTGTTCGAACATGCTTTTGACTTTCCTGCGAGCTACTACGAGCCAGAAAGGGACAAAGCGGCCGTTCAACAGTCAGTGGAAGTAACGATGCAAATAGATTTTTACGGCAATCAAGCGGGAGACAGAGCCCGAAAGCTGAGTAACTTATGGAAAAACCAGTACACAACCGCTCGTCTTACGTCCTGCCAGCCGCTGTACTGTAAAGACCCCATGCAGATGACTTTTATTAATGAGCAGTCCCGTTATGAAGAGCGCTGGACAGTCGAGTTGGCACTTCAATACAACCCCGAATTCGAGCATGAATTAATTTATTTGGATATGCCGGTAATTACCTTATCCAAACCAAAGGAATGATTATGTTATCTTCTATCCCTGCAAGTAATATCGTAACCGTTAACCCTGCAGTAATCGGCAGTGGCGGTTCCGCGCTGAGTTTGAACACTGTCGTGCTAAGCGATACCAGCATCTATCCCGTCAGTCAATATGCTAGCGCTACTGACGTGGGTAACGCTTTCGGGTACAGCAGCAGTCTGTACAAGTTTGCGCAATGCTATTTTGATGGCTACATAGGCTCAACGATTAAGCCCGCAAGCCTGTTTATCGCACGGTATAACAGAACTGATATCAAAGCCCGCCTTATAGGCGCCAGTGTTAAATCCCTTCAGTTAGATGACCTGCGAGTCATTAATGGCAGCATCACCTTAACCGTTGACGGTGTGATCACTAACGCAAACATTGATTTATCCAACGCAAACAGCTTCAGCGATGCGGCCGTTAAAATTTCCGCATCACTGAAGACGGAAGTTAATTTTGATACACAACTACAGGCTTTCGTCATCCAATCTTCCATTAACGGTCGAGGCGCGTCTATTTCGTTTGCTGCCGGTACAGCGGCGGAGGCACTGAGACTAACGGAGAGTACAGGGGCTATTGCGGATAACGCTACTCTGGCCGACAGCCCTGATTCAGTTATGGAGCGCATTACCGGCTATACGTTAAATTTTGCTGTTATCACCACCGTAGGCGATGGCTTTGACATAGAAGCACAAAAGGCTTTAGCCATGTGGAACAGCAAACAGAACAACCGTTACTGGTATGTCTATTACGCGCAAGAGCCCACCGCCCTCATTGCCAGTAACACTAATTGCTTTGGCACTTGGTTGAAAGAAAATGCTATTTCCGGAACAACGGCAATCTACGGCACGCTGGAACAGGCTGGGCTGGCCTGTGGTTATGCTGCCTCTATCAATTTCAGAGAGATGAATGGGCGCGCCACTATGGAATTTAAGCGGCAAAGCGGGATTGCTGCAACGGTTACATCATTGCAAGACGCAAATGCATTAGAAAGTAATGGCTATGCCTATTACGGGGCTTGGGCGACAGCAAATGAACGCTTTATCTTCTTCCGAAATACCATCGTTAGCGGTGATTTTGCATGGGTAGATAACTACCTAAATCAGGTGTACTTCAACTCCCAACTGCAACTGGCATTTATTAACATGCTTATCAGTTATAAGGCCGTACCTTATAACGACCACGGTAGAGCCATTCACCGCGCCGCAGCACAAGACCCTATTAACGAAATGTTGAATTTTGGTGGTATCCAATGTGGAGTCAATTTATCTGAGGCACAGAAATCACAAATTAACTATGAGGCAGGCTTTGATGCAGCACGCCAGATTGAAACCAGCGGATATTGTCTGCTGATTCAGCAGGCCACAGCTCAAGTTCGCGGACAGCGTGGTTCCCTGCCTTTAAAACTCTGGTACACCGACGGTGGCAGCGTCCATACGGTGAATCTGGCATCGATCAACGTTCAATAGCCAAATTAGGGAACTTCTCCAAAAACACCTCAAAACCCCGTGCAAACTGTACGGGGTTTTATTTATTGGATAGGAATTAAATTAGGAATCAAATATGGAATATTTAAATGTTAATTTTCTTGGCTCTGAAATTGTGGTTATTGATTGTGATGGAGAGCCTTATGTAGCGATGCGTACTGTGGTTGATGGTATGGGATTAGCGTGGCAACCACAGCACAGAAAGCTAACATCTGATCAAAGGTGGGGTGTCATCAAAATGATGATGCCCACTAATGGCGACGCCCAAGAAGTCTGCTGCATTCCTTTACGAAAATTGTTTGGATGGCTGATGTCTATTAGCGCTAATAAAGTTGCGGCAGATAAAAAGCAAACCATCATCCGCTATCAACAGGAATGCGACGATGTATTGTGGCAGTACTGGACCACCGGCATTGTCAATCGTGAAAAAATTTTGCAGGAAATGGAGCTGTTAAAAAAGCATCAGGCTGAATCTGAGGCGCGAGGCAGCGCAGCGGGGAGGGCGCTATACCAGCGCAAATTAGAAAAGCGCCAACTTGAAATGCAATTAGCCACAATCAATCAGCTCGACCTTTTTCAAAAAACAGCTTAACTGAAAGGGATTAAATTATGCCAATGGGACATAACCCACTAACCATCACCGCGGCCAACTCGGTGTTAATGCTGCGCTGTACCGGTGTATACGACAATTTTATAAATATTAAAGGCTTTCAGGCTGATAACGCCTGGGGGTTTGGGGAGGCCAATATTGCTGAGACTCGCATGGGTGTGGATGGACAGCAGTCACAGGGATATACGCCACATGAAGTGGAATGGACACTGCATCTGGAGGCAAACAGCCCCTCAATTGAGCATATGGAAAATATCCGCAAGGATTTCAATGCCAATATGGAAACTCGCCCAATTGATATAGTCGTTGAGATTCCATCTATCAAAATACGTTACAGCGCGACTGGAGCCATGACAAAACTCACTGGCGGCGCTGCAGGGCAAAAGCTTCTTGCTGGTAGTCAGTATACCTTCAGATTGGTGTTGAACGGCGCAGAGGAGATTAACTGATGGCACGTAAAACCAAAGACATAACCATTGAGTCAGGTCGTGACGCGGGTAAATCATTCCGAATAACAGAAATGCCTATTCTTCAAGCCGATAAATGGGCGCAGCGTGCCCTATTTGCCATTGCCAGAGCAGGTGTAGATACCAGCTCAATTAATATGAATGGCGGCATGCTGGAAATGGCCAGACTGGCATTAGATGTTGTGGGTAAGATTGACCCCGAAGTAGGTGGGGATTTGCTGGACGAACTACTGAGTTGTGTACAGATTATTCCTACGGGTGGTGTCCCACGCAGCCTTGTCATGGATAGCGATATCGAAGATATCAAAACATTGTTCGTACTGCGCAAAGAGGTGCTGGCTCTACATATTGATTTTTTAAAGAACGGCAATTCCCCAGATATGAGCTAATGGCGGGGTTGCCCTTTCAGGAAGGTGTGCTGGCTCAGACAGTCAACGTATCTTATTTGGCCAGTCAGGTAATAACTACCGGACTGGCCTCTTACGTAGAGCTGGACAGCGTACTAGGGCTTGAGGATGTACTGAATATCCTTGAAGTTTTTCAGGTTTCTGAACATAACAAAATGTTGGTAAATAAATATGGCAACGAATATAGTTGAGCAGATGCTGATCGAACTGGGTATAGACACTTCCAAATACCTAGCAGAAGCAGAAAAAACGACCAAAAAAAATCAGGAGCTTGAGAAATCCCTTGCTAACACTGAAAAGGCGTCGAAACAGGTCGGCAAATCTAATGAAGATCTGGCCAAAAAATACCATAACTCCATCACGCCAATTGCTAAAATGGGTCAGGAGATTGCCAAGGTAACAAAAGAACTTACCGGATTTTTTGCAATTATCATCGGCTCAACCGGCCTGTTCAAGCTGGCTAATGATGCAGCACGTGCCAATATGGAAGTATCTAAGCTCTCCGGACAATTGGGCATGAATACCCGTGGCATAACCGATTGGCAAAACGCTGCCGGTGCTTTCGGCGGCAGTGCCGAAGGTATGACAGCATCGCTCAGTAACATTAAACAGTCCATGAACGGGCTTGTTATGTTTGGTGACGCCAGCATGCTGCCTTACTTTAACGCACTGGGCGTTAATGTAGTAGATAATGCCGGTAAGATTCGTCAGTTAGATGATGTCATGCTGGACTTGGCGGACGCGTTCCAGAAAATGCCACGAGACCAAGCCTATACAATAGGCAAAAAAATGGGGTTTGATGATGGCACCATTAATGCTTTGGTTTCAGGCCGGAAAGAGCTACAGGAAATCTTAAACGTTCAGAAGCAGATGTATCATTCTGACCAAAAAGCCATCGCGCAAAGTAAAGAGCTTACTAAACAGCAAGCCATTTTAAGCGCCCACTGGCAAAGCATGAAGCAGCTTATCGGCGATGCACTAACCCCAATTCTGATTGCGCTAATTAGGGTCGTAAACGGATTTTTTGAGCTTTTACAAAAGCATCAGAAAGTAATAAAAGGCGTCTTTCAAGTTGCCGCTATCATTATCGGCATGCTGCTGATTCCTACGCTGTTAAGCGCTACACGCGTCCTGCTTGGGTTTATAGCCCCGTTCACACCGCTATTAAGGGTTATCGGGGCTTTAGGTGCGGCTATTAGCCCTGTAATCGCACTGGTTACTGCCTTGGCCGCTGCCTTTGTGCTGTTGTACGACGATTACAAGACTTGGGCAAATGGAGGCAAATCTCTTTTTGACTGGACGTCTTTTGCAGCGGGCATCAAGGACAGCAAGATGTCTGTAGATACGTTACGCGAGGCCTTTGGCAATCTAGTCAGTGCTGTTAAAAACAACACCATACCGACCCTAAAAGGCTACGCTGAGATACTAGGCAAATTGGTTAGAGGGGATTTTAGCGGGGCGGCCAAGCAGGCTAAGCAGATGATTGATACATACTCCGATATCGCTACGGGAATTGTGGCGGATGCTATGGGCGAGAAAAAACAGGACGTAGCAGGATTTATCGGGGAAAGTGTCTATAAGTTGACACATGGGGGTAAGGACTACCATGAGTATAACGGGACTGCTAAACCTATTGAGGCCAAGGGAGATTCCTCACAAAAAAACAAAATACAGGTCACTGGAAAGTGGTCGCCTATAAAAGAGGCTTTTGTTAAAAAGTTTTATAATGCAGCTTTAGAAGTTTCGAAGGGTTTAAAGGGCGCAATCTCGCCAGAGGGGGTTTTGGCTCAATGGGCTCAAGAAACTGGTTGGGGTCAGCATATGACACCTGGCACAGGGTATAATTTAGGTAATCATAAAGCAGATAAAAATTGGAAAGGAGCAAAAACTAAGAGTAAGATTTTAGACAAAAGAACAGGTAGCTGGGATTATTACAGAGTTTATTCAGAAAATGATTTAGCTCGCGAACATATTAAATTTTTGTCGACAAAACGGTACGCAAGAGTACGATCTGCAAAAAATGATATGGAAGCCTTTACAGCAATGCAGCAAGCTGGATATGCTGAAGATAAAAATTATGCTAAGCATATCATAAACAGAGCCAGTGAGATTAAAAAGCACTTATATACTTCCGCTGTTACAAACGGAGCAATAAAAGCGCAGCAAATGGTGCCAAGAAGTCCTATATCTAACGGAAAACCCGCAATTAACAATGACAACAGAAAGAGTGTTAATGTTAATATACAAAACATCAATGTCAAAACATCTTCAAGCACAGTAAGTGGCAACACTGTTGCAGCTGTAAAAGAGGCTAAGAACTACATATTTAATCAACTCGGGACTTCAATGACATGAAAAAACTATTGTTGTTATTTTTGTTTGGATTTTCCTTTCAGTATAGTTTTGGCGAAGAATTCAAATGTCTTTTAGAAAACGGCAAAACCGTAGACCTAAAAATCAATCAAAATACAGTTAAATATGCATATGGTAAGCCAAATGACTTGGAGTTGGTTTTTAGTATGGCTAAAAGTAAGCTGGAATTTTATAGACGTGACGCAGATAATTCAATGCTGATGCGTTTACCATACGGCGGGGTATACTATGAATTTGGAGGAGATAATAAGGGTCCCTTTTTACAAATTAAAAATAAAAAAGGCAGGATAACCTTCAAATCATATTGCGCTGACTAATTGGAATATTAATGACATGAAAAAAATATTATTAATTGCTCTGTTGCTACCTTCTCTGGCCATGGCAACAAATTTTAAACAGGTTGTATCAGGTAAGAAGCTTACTTATGTTGGTGCAACCTGTGCTGGTGTGTCTTTTTCAAAAAATGGCAAAGATGCATCAATGTATGGTGAGCAGGGAATAGAGTGCTCGCCCGATTTGTTACTTCGTACAAAGTGGCTCAATGAAAATACAGCTATGCTGGTAGAGAAAGTTCAGCAAAATAAAAGCGCTCCTCCCCGTGTTTTTGTAATGCAGTTTCAATCACAGAACGGAAATAAAATCACGGTTAAAGATGTATGGGTAGGTTGGGGGAATCACCCAGACCAGATTCAAAAATACACGATCAAGTGAAATATGATTTTGTAACAGATTCAAGCCAGCTAACTAGCTGGCTTTTTTATAACGGTATTGCTAGGTGCTATTAAAGTAAATATAATATATTTACAAACAGAAGACGGAGTGAGCGTGATTGATGGATTTGAATGGAATAATGACAAAGCCGCGTTGAATCTAAAAAAGCACGGTGTTTCTTTTGAGGAAGCCCTTACCGTATTTTGGGATGAGCACGGTTTAATCATTTCCGACCCTGAGCACTCCGAGAATGAAGACCGCTTTGTACTATTAGGGATGAGCGAAAACCTACGCGTTCTTGTGGTAATACATTGTGAGCGCGGTGAAAGTATACGTCTGATTTCGGCGAGAGTTGCTACCAAACACGAGCGCAAACAGTATGAGGAATCTCTATGAAGAAAGAGTATGATTTTAGTAACGCCAAGCCTAATCCTTATGCTAGCCAACTAAAAAAGACAATTACTATTCGAATAGATGAAGAAAGTATCAGCTATTTTAAAGAGCTGGCTGAGGAAACAGGATTACCTTACCAATCGTTGATTAACTTATTTTTAAAGGATTGCGCTGCCAATAAGCGTAAGCCTGATATTAAGTGGAATAAATAGATATTACACTTTTACATAAGCTGCCCTTGGGCAGCTTTTTTATTGTAAAAGATAAAGAATAGTTTAATTGTGTATATATACGTATTGAAATGTTTATTGAAATGTGTATAATAAAACAAAAAATATAGAGTTGCGGATCTAAAACTGTATGGAAAATAATGAGAAAAATATAAATAACGATAATTATCGGCAATTAAAATTAAATTATATTTTTTTAGGTACCATCTCTTTATTTAAAACTATTCGTTGTGTTTTTATTTGTTTAGGTTTTGTTTTTGTTTTTTATTTTTTATCAGGAAAAACCACAATTGCTTCTTTGTCAGCGATAGTAATTACGTCTCCAGAAAAGGTATCAGATGTATATAAATATTTAGCTGGAGGTTTGTTTATACTTCTAATTTTCGCAATTATATGGGCTTTAATAGAAAGACGACTAAGAAAAACTAAAGTAACAAAACAGAGTAAAAGAATTGTAGAATTAGAAAAAAAGATTGACCCAAATAGATCTAGCTCGTATTTAAATAAGGATGGTTCAACCCGAAAGGAGGATAAGCACGATGTTTAGCCCACTTTTCTTTGTTTATATGTTGATAACACTAGTAGGATTAATACTGTTTTCTTATCTTTATAAGCAGTACAAAAAGGCCATGCTCGAATATTATCGCATGGGTATATTTGAATTAAGAGATGAATTGTTTGATTATGCTGCCTCAGGTAAGCTATCTTTTGATGATGAATCTTATCAACTTGTTCGTACTCTATTAAATGGTTATTTAAGATACGCAGAGAATTTAGATATATATTGCTTTTTAGGATATCAGAAAGCCATAGCAAATAAAAAAATTGCTACTGTTAATTTATTTATGCAGAAATACAAAAAAACATCTAAAACATTAAATAAAGAACAAAAAGAAAAATTAGAAAAATGCTTAAGACAATCTGCTTTAATTGCAGTGACTTACATGGTAAAAAAATCCATTTTTTATTGTATTTTCTTAACAATTAAAGCCGTATTTTGTAATGGGATATCTAAAGGTATTAATAAAACAGCATGGATGTGCTTTAGACGTGAAAAAGGTGAAACTATTAACCAAAATTTAGTTACAAGCATATATGAGGTTGGTGCAAACGCCTCATAGAACACCATTCTCATATGCGATATTTTCAAGCCAGCCTAAAGCTGGCTTTTTTTATTGGAGGTTGTATGCTGCCGATTGAGGGTATGCCCAATGTACCAAATTTTAAGGGATTGAATGCTGCTGGCTCTAATGCGCTAATCAGCTTAGGGAGTGCAGCGCTAATAAACGCTGTGTTCGGCAATTACTGGGGGATATTCAATGAATACGGTATTCCGATACTGCTGGCAGATAACGTCATTGCTCTTAAATATAATAATTCGTCTAGGATCGCGCAGGCGCCAATTGAAAAAGGTTCTTTTGCCAGCTACAACAAAATAGCTAACCCCTATAAAGCTACTGTTCAGTTATCAAAAGGCACGGGCGGCACACTTATGCGGGGGGCTTTTCTTGGCCAGATTGAAACACTAGCCAACAGTACACTGTTATTCCATATCCTTACACCGGAATATGTTTATACCAACGCCTGTATTGTTGGCTACGACACTGCACGAGAGGCGTCGGACGGTGCGCAACTGATTAAGGTTAACCTTCATCTAGAAGAGGTCAGAGAAGTAACGGTTAAATACGATACCGAAGAGGTAAAAAACCCTGATGATGCTAAAACACAGGATGGCGGTGAAAAGCAGCCAGAGAGCGCGAATGAATCAATTCTTTATAAGGCTAGTGAAGCATTTAAGGACCTATTCTAATGGCTACGGTAACTATTCCTTTAAACGCTGCGCCTAACCAAACCGTTTCCTTTGTGATGGATAACAAACGCTGGTTAGTTACCCTGAATTCACGCCTCGGGAATTTATATGCCAGCATAGAAAATGACAGAGACGGAGTCATAATTAACAATCGTATTTGCTTAAATAAAACACCCCTTAGCAAAAATCTTGTGTTTATAGATACTGACGGCAATCAAGACCCCTTCTACACCGGCCTGAACAGCCGGTTTTTTTTGGTATATACAAATGAAACGTAAAGTAATTAAAGTCACCGTGACCCTGACAGGAAAGGATGACAAAGGCCAGCAGATTGTATTTGCGGATGCATACAACCAGATAAGTGCAACAGGATTTCGGATAGCCTGCAATATCATGTTCGGGTATGGTGCGGTAATGCCAACAGCACAGATTCGCGTCTATGGGCTTGAGCTGGACAAAATGATCAAGCTTTTACGCGTTCGCTGGAACACACTGGGCGCCCTAATGAATCGCGTAAAAATAGAAGTTGGGAATGAGGGGGAGAAATTACTGCAAGAATTCGAGGGCAACATTACTTTCGCGTATCCGGATTTTTCTAATTCTCCGGATGTGTGCCTTGTGATTGAGTCTCAGGCTGCAGCTTTGGAAAATCAGAAGCCCGCCAACCCCTACGAACACAAAGGGGAAATAGATATAGCAGATATCTATCAGGCGATTTGCGAAGAAATGGGCTATCAGCTGGAAAACAACGGCGTATCAATAAAAACGAAAGACATCACCCTAAATGGCTCTAACCTGCACAAACTGCAAACACTTGAGCAGACCTTTCCAATTGATATGTACATAGAAAATAACCTGATAGCCATTACCCCTAAAGGCGGCAGTCGTAACATTAAAATCCCTGTCATCACACCGGCTACTGGGCTTATAGGCTACCCAACACCAGATATTCGCGGAGTGACCTTCAAATGCATTTATGACCCATTACTGCGCTTTGGCGGTGTCTGCAAAATACAAGGTAGCGCCGTTGAAGTTTGTAACGGGGAGTGGCGGATTTATGGCATGTACAAATGCCTGGAAGCCAACCAGCCGGACGGCAACTGGTTCTGTGAGATAGCTGCAACATGGAGGGATAGCAAAGATGCCGCAATCGTTCGATAACAATAGCCCACTCAGTCATCACAACATCAACCACTCTTTAGGCGGGGCGGCTGAATTTAACACCCTCATTACTAACCTAATGTCCAAGATGCAGACAATTACGTTAGTAAAAGTGGTGGCCGTATCAGGAGGCGGAATTGCTCCCGTGGGAACAGTCGATGTTATGCCGATGGTGCAGATGCTCGATGGTGCAGATAATGTTTATTCTGCAGGGCGGATTTTCAGTGTACCTTATTTCCGCCTGCAGGGCGGAGCAAATGCAATTATTTGTGACCCTGTGGTTGGAGATATTGGCCTGTGTGCTTTTGCATCAAGAGACATTTCCATAGTCAAGCGTAATAAAGCAGAGTCCGCCCCGGGGAGCCGCAGGCAGTACGACTGGAATGATGGTTTATATATTGGAGGGTTCCTGAATGGCGTGCCACAGCAATATATAGGTTTTTCAAATGGCGGTATCGTCATCCATTCACCAACAAGTATCACTTTAGAGGCACCTGCCATTAATCTGCAGGCTTCATCCGTAACCACCAAAACCGGCAGTTTTGCAGTTAATGCTAGTAAAACTGCACAATTTACCGGCGGGGCAGGAATCAGCTCTGATGGTGATGTTCAGGCGGGATCAGTTAGCTTGAAAAACCACACTCACAACGGTGTAGTAACAGGTGGTGGCAACACAGGAAAACCCAATTCATGAAAACATTATTTTTAATGCCCGACAGCTGGGATTTGGCTATAGACGCACGTGGCAACATCGCCATAGCAGAAAGCACCTACCAGCAGGCACAGGATATCGCCAGCGCTTGCCGCACCATACAAAAAGATTTGTATTTCAACCAGAGCGAAGGCATACCTTATTTAACTCAGATTTTAGGTAACGGGCGCTACCCGCTGGCGTTATATCGAAAGTATTTACAGGATGCTGCCCTGAGTGTGCCGGGAGTGGTGAGCGCGCTGCCAGAATTGCAGTTAGATAATGACCGCATCCTACGCGGGCAAATTAAATTTACCAATAGCGATAATCAAACGGGAGTAGTTGGGCTATGAACATCCCTCAACTGCAGATAACAGACGATGGCATTGTGGCGCCCAATACCGATGAAGTAATTAACGGTTTGTGGGAGCTATTTAAAGATGCTTTTGGCAAAGATTTAAATACCGCCATGAATACACCACAGGGGCAGCTTGTTACCTCACTGGCAGCCATTATCACGGATGAACGTAACCAAATGATCGCGCTGCTAAACCAGTTTGACCCGCGTTATGCTCAGGGTATCTGGCAAGATGGGATTGGTTATGTGTATTTCATGACTCGCAAAAAGGCCACCCATTCCAGTGTTGATTTGGAGCTGACGGGCTTAGCTGGAACAAGCATAGCCGCGGGAACAATATTCAATGATGACAACAATCAGGAATGGAGAATAACGCACGATGCCGTAATAGGTGGGGGGGGTACAGTAACCGCGCATGCTTTGTGTGTACTGTCCGGTAATGTTAGCGCCGCTCCAAACACCATAACTTCCGTACCTAAGGCTATTGCCGGTTTAGATCGCATCACCAATCCCTATGCTGCCGTTGCTGGTGTAGATGAAGAAGCACGGCGAGATTTTGAAACACGGCGACGGGCATCCGTAGCGATTAACAGTAAAAATACCAACGCTGCAACTTATGGCGCGGTGGCGAATTTAACGGACGTAAAGGATGTCTACGTTATAGACAATCCATCAGACGAAACCATAACTGTCGGTGCAACTAATTACCCAGTTATTCGTAACAGTATTCTTGTTTCCGTAGTTGGAGGAGATGATGAAGTGATAGCGCGCACCATACTGAATAAGGCCGGTACAGGTTGCTCTTTCAATGGTAATACCGAATGCACTATCAGTGACACGGAAAATTTTCCAACAAGGCCGCCATCCTACGTCATTAAGTTTCTCAGGCCGGATTTTGTGCCTGTGTTTTTCCAAGTAACCGTAGAGGATAAAGATGCTTTAACTTTTCAGGATAGCGAGGCGATAAAAACAGCCATTATCAAAGCTTTCTCCACTGGCGCAGCAAAGGCCACCATAGGGCAACCCGTTATTGCCTCTCGGTTCATTTGTCCCGTTGCATCTGCTGTATCGAACGTGAGTATTGTTTCGTTACGCATAAGCTATGATGGCAAAAAATGGGTGGACAAACTCGATATAGGGGTTGATGAATTTCCGACAACAACCGTTTACCAGATAAAAATCCTATGAAAAATATTCAAGATACGTTGATGTCACAATATGCAAATAGCCCCATAATTTGCAACCTGATTGACAGCATGAATGAATGCATAGACCCTAATAAATCCATAAATGATTTTTACAAATTCGCTTTCAATATTAAAACGGCAAAAGGTTTTGGTTTAGACATATGGGGGCGTATTGTCGGTGTTAACCGCAGTATCAATATTCCTCCGGGAGACATCAACACCTTTGGGTTTAAAACTAAGCCTCAGTCATTCAAACCCTTTAACAGTTACCCGTTCAGCGCTGCCGGAGCCGGATTCAATGCGTACAGGCTGTCTGATGAGCGGTTTAGGCTGTTGATTATGCTCAAAGCTGCAGCAAACATACTTTCAGTAACGGCACCGAACATAAACACATATTTGCGCATGGTATTCCCAAATAAAAGGGCGTATTTCCTGATCACCGGCCACATGAAAAGCCGGTATTTTTTTGAGTTTATTCCTAACAGCTTTGAGCGGCATATTATTTATAACCTTGGCTTATTACCACGCCCCAGTGGCGTATTGATTGATTACCGCGAATCCCCTCCAAAGGGGATTTTTGGTTTTTCCGGGACAGGTTTTCAGCCTTTTAATCAAGGATGTTTTGCATCATGAGTAAAAACCCAACGCTAATTCCCCAAGCATTTGCAAATAACGGCAGTAAAAACACCATACAGAACACTAGGCAGCCCGGGCAGGATATGGAGGACGCCACATGGAGTGATGGTTTCCCAAATGTCACCATGCAGCCCGTTGAGTCCGGCGGCCTACCTCCTAAGGGTATGGACTTCAATGGCATATTTAATACCTTATCCGAATCGATTGTTTATTTGCAAAAAGGTGGGCTGTTTTATTTTGACAAGGCCTACGCCAATGCGTTTGGCGGTTATCAGACCGGCGCCATACTAATGGCCGATGACAATACACGGCTGTTTGTTTCAACCATGGATAAGAACAGCAACGACCCTAATCAGAAAATGACGGGATGGGAAATACTGGCCGGAGTAGGAATAAATGCCGCTACCGCATCAAAGTTACTGAACGGGCGCAAAATTGGCGGTGTACTTTTTGATGGCTCTCAGGATATTGATTTGCCCGGCGTGAATAAAGCCGGAACGCAGGATACATCAGGCAATGCGGCGACGGCCACTTGGGCGGCACAGATAGCAGCGCACACCATCGGCGGGGTGATGTTTAACGGCAAAGGCGATATCGATTTGCCGGGCGTGAATAAAGCAGGCAATCAGGACACCTCTGGCAACGCAGCCACCGCAACAAAACTTAAAACAGCACGATTGATCGATGGTGTGCCTTTTGATGGTAGCAAGGACATCAATCTTACTCCCGCAGGCGCTATTCAGTATTTTGCTCAGGCTTCAGCTCCTGCCGGCTGGTTAAAAGCTAATGGCGCAGCAGTATCACGCAAAGATTATGCGGATTTATTTGCCGCAATAGGTACGACATACGGTGCCGGTGATGGTAAAACGACATTTAATTTGCCGGATTTTAGGGGCGAATTTTTGCGCGGCTGGGATGATGGACGCGGAGCTGATAAAGGCCGTTCACTTGGTTCATGGCAGGATAGTGAAAATAAATCGCATCAACATAGCGGCAATACCTCTCCTAGTGGCAGTCACCAGCATACGGGTACTACGGATTGGAACGGGCAACATACCCACCCTGTAGGCAAGACTGGTGGTGGTAACGGCTCGCAGGCGGCCAAATCTTTTGCCGATTCAGGCGGGGAAATCGCTGCGGCTGGTAACCATGCGCATAACTTCACTACAAGCTGGAGCGGTGAGCATACTCACGCGTTTTGGACTGAGTGGGTTGGCGGTGCTGAATCACGACCGCGTAACGTTGCATTACTGGTATGTATTAAATATTAAAGGATTGAAGCATGAAAGATTACCCGTTAACCATCCCAGTATGTCAGCTTGATGAAGATAGATACTTTGTAGGAATGACTACCGCTGATTTAGACCCTGTTGTAAAAAACGGGCATTATTTAATTCCTCGTCTTTGTATTGAATCCAATGAGCCTGAACATAAAAATGGCTTTATTGCACAATGGAATGATGGGCAATGGAAGTATATTGAAGACCATCGTGGGGAAGCTGTATACCTCAAGAAGACTGGCGAAAAACAGACTATAACAGCCTTAGGCAAATTACCAAAAGATGTTACTACCCACGCTCCAAAACCCTTTACTGAGTGGTCAGAAGAGGCGGGCAGTTGGGTGGATGTAGCTAATTCTGATGAATTACGTCTTCAGGATAAAAAGGAAAAAGCAGGAGCAGTTACCCGTAGCCAGCTTTTAACATCGACTGAACTGCGATTGGGTAAAAATAAAACGGAACTACTTGAAATAGCCGAGCGGGAGTTAGCTGGATCTCATTTAATCAAGGTAAGAAATGCGATATCTGAAGCACAGAGCTTTACGTTGGTAAATGATGATATCTGGGATTTTTTCACGCAAACGTTAAATATCAGTGCGGACAAGCTTTTCGCTTTATGGGAGGAGGCTAAGCTTAACCCCTAACTATTGGCCAAAATTAAATTTGAAAAAACACCCGCGTAAAGCGGTATTTTTATGGAGTTTACATGATATGAAAAAAGCATTTAAATGGTTACATAAGGCACTGGACTGGGTGGTTGAGTTTCGGTTCCTGCCGGCGTGGTTTCAAAATTTTTTATTCGGTACCTGTACACGCGTAATTGAGATTACCAGCGGGTTAGTCATGTTGGGCTTTGCGGTGGTTTTTGCCTTGCATGGAAACGAAATGCTAAAGGAAGACCTTTACGAGAAATTTCAGCACCTGCACCCTAATGTACTGGTTGTCGTCCTGTTCATCGTATCTGTTAGCCAGCTAAGCGCTGCTGTTTTCCAATCCAGCCGCAGCAATATTATTTCAGGCTGCTTGCTGATATGGGCATCCTTAATCTGGTTCTTGATTGCAGGGGCATTTATTGCCGCCTATCCGCCTTTGTCTACGGGCATGACTACCTATACCGTACTGGCCGTAGTGTGTGCGCTGGCGGGTAGAAATCTCATTAAACACACTCAGCGAGTAGAAGAAAAAAAAGGCGGTGAATAATGAATGAGGCATTCACCTTGGCCAATTGTTTCGCCCTTGGGGGCGGTTTTCTGGGTGCGCTGGTGGTATCGGATTACAAACGCTATGGGATAGTTTTAACCCTTACCTTTATTGTTATCGGCATGGTGTTTGCAGCAGCGGTTACCGAATATTACTTCACGCAAAATCATCCGTGGCTGTTTGCTGGTGTCGGCGTGTTTGCCGGCATGGCATCCACTTCGCTATTAGATGCGTTCAAGGCCACCGCACCCAAGCTGGCAGAAAAGTTGATTAATGCGGTTTGTAACAGGGCAGAGAAGATGATTGGTGATACAGACGACAGGCAGAAATAGGGCACCTATAGTATTTTTTAAATCATATGGTGAATAATAAAGGTCAGCCAGTGGTTGACCTTTATTTAGTAGCTATTGGTAACAACATTGAGCAATAACTACTAAGTTTACAAATTATTAAAAAAAGTTAAAATATGCGTAACAGTAAACTGCTACCAAAGGAAGATAAAATTGAATAACGTTGTTTCTGAAAATAACACTGTAGATATTTCTAAAATTTTAGATGATATATTAAAAGATGAAAATTATAAGAATGATGATGAATCTTTATTTAAATGTGTATTTAGCAGAATTGAACCTAAGGTTATAATAAAGATTGAAGGCAGGAACTATCATTCTAGTTTTCCGGCTAGTTTTGCGCAAAGTCTAGTGGAAATTCAAGATAATTTTTATCGTGCAGTATCAATTGCTTTATTTGGAGAAGAAAACCTTAAACGATTAAATAGTGATCACAGAGCTCGTTTTCAATTAACATTCAGTATTGAAAATGGGAGCACAGAAGTTGAGTCTGATTTTAAAAATTCCCTAATAAATTTGGTTTCTACAGCGATGGTAGATATGTCTCCCAAACTAAAGGCAGGTATGATAGTTGCGTTAGCGCTTATCGCATCTGGGACTTTTATTGCATGGAAACATCTCCAAGCTAATTCGGAAAATACAAAAGAAATTGAACAAACCAAGCGTTTAAATTTTGCAATAGAAAAAATGGCGGAGAATAATGAAAAAAACATTAACGCAATACTCCGTGGTGTTAAAGACGCAGATAAAGCAACCATCAATCATATTGAATACAGTAAAGCTGATATAGAAGATGCCAACCGCCGAGCAGAAAGAGTAGCTCATACTCTCGAAACATTCACCGGCGAATTTAAAATATACGGCGTTGAAACAAAACATGAGGTAATTAATAAATTCACCTTAAGTAATAAAGAAACAGGGGAATTCAGTGCGTTATTTGATGAAGATCAATTTAAGCAAGATGATATTGATAAGATATGGGATGCAGTTAAATATAAACGCGTGATTAAACTAACCTTAAGTCTTGATAAACAAGAAAACAAGATAAAGCAATCAACCATATTGTCGATTGACTAAACTATACTTAATTCTGTAACAAATTCAATCCGGCTAAGTGCTGGCTTTTTTAACACAAAAAATTGCCCTCAGGGACTCGAACTCCTTGGGGGCTTTGTTATTCAAATGAGGCTTTAAACAACATGGCCAATGATAAACGATTTACGTTTAAGTTTCTAGGAGTTTTTTATGGAAGAAATTAATTTTACACCTAAAGAGTTGCGTAAAACGATGTGGACGGTAGCACTTATTCTACTGTTACTCATTTTGGCATGGCGACTGCCTGAAATGATTAGCGCAATTAAATAGTAGTGATTTTGTATAACAACGACGATGCAGCCATTACGGCTGCTTTTTTTATATATGAAAGGTTTTAAATGTACAAGCTAAGCCAGCGTTCTTCAAACAACCTACAGGGTGTCGATGCAAATCTGGTTAAAGTGGTTAAGCGTGCCATTGAAATCACCCAACAGGATTTTATGGTAACGGAGGGTCTACGAAGCCGTGAACAATGCTGCATTAACTACGGCAAGGGGCGAACAGCACAGCAATGTTCCATCAAAGGCGTGCCGGCAAAATATGCCCAGCCAAGCTTGAGCAAAGTTACGTGGCTCAACAACCCGTTTGCGAGTAAGCACACCACAGGCAAAGCGGTGGATTTAGTACCGTATCCGGTAGATTGGAATGATTTAAACAAATTCCGGGTAATTGCCGACGCCATGAAACGAGCCGCAGCAGAATTGGGCGTAAAAATGGCATGGGGCGGTGATTGGGTAAAGACTAAAGATTATCCGCATTTTGAGGTATAGCGATGAAAACCATTAATTACGTAGCTGTAGGAGCTTGGGCTTTGCTTGCCTTGATGGTGTTGTTTGCAGCACTTAGTTACGGCAGCAAGCAGTACCAGAAAGGCTATAGCAAGGGCGCGGAAGAAGTTCGGCGGCAGTATCAGGCAGCTTTGGCCAAACAGCAGGAGGCGGCTAACAAAGCCAGCCAAGAATACGAGAAACAGAAAGCGAAGAGTGAGGCAAAACAAGATGAACGACAAGCACAAGTTACAAAGATTGTTAAAGTTCCTGTGTACACTAATGTGTGTCTGGATGCTTCAGGGGTGCGCCTCGTCAACGAAGCCATTAGCAGCCGTTAATGTTCCGGCCAACCTTACCGAGCCATGCCCTGCATTAAGCCCGTTAAAGGGCTCTACAGGCGCCGATATTCTCCCATGGGCAGTTGGGGTGGTAGAGAAGTATAATGACTGTGCAAGGCGGCATAGCGCACTGGTAGAAGCTATTCTGTAAAGATTGTAAGTAAAGAATCAACCGTGGTGATCTTCACAACGGTTGAAATGTTTTGAGCTTAAATTGTATGGGGTAGAAATTCAGTTGTTGGGGAGATCGCAACAACTGAGTTCAATCACGAATAAAATGATAAACGTATAAACGATAACTACAGCTTAACAATAGTCAATGCCGTTTTCTTGAAAAAAAAACTACGGTTGAGTTGTAGAAATCAAAATAATAACGCCAATAGATTTTGCCAAATTTAAGACAAAACCACATCAAAACAAGTCAAATGAACTAAGTTTGCAGGCGGTTCATTTGTTTAAAAACAATAACTTGTAATAATGCTCATCGGACTCTTAATCCATTTGTCCAGGGTTCGATCCCCTGACGACCCACCATTTATCTTACATTTCTTTCAACATCTTACGCATCATCTCTACTGTAACGGCTTCCTCCTCTGATTTATTTGCTGTGACAAAATTGTGGCAAGCACTTATCATAATGCTGTCAATCTTCATTGCATGTTTAACTAAATGCTCTGGAGCCAAACGCGCATACTTTTGTACCATCTCCAAAGATTGCCAGCCTCCCAT